GTCTGCGCCATGTCTACCTTTCGTAATGTGCGCGGATCGGATTCTCAGCCTGCTGCTGACGACGGACCTCTTCAAGGCGAGTCCGATACAAACCCAGCAGGTACTTACCAAGGCGTTCACCCGCGCCAATAGGACGCATGTTCGCCGCAAGATCAGCGGTTGCACTCAATCCACTAACCAGTGGTGTTTCAAGGTACGGCACCATACGGTACGCAGCACCAAGACGCACAACATCAATCGCACTATCTGGTAAACCGGTAGCACTAAACAAATCAGTGTCTGCCGACAATGGCTGCGGGGGACCAGCCGTGCGCACATGAATCTGCTGCCCTGGTACCGGCTGCTCGTACAGGCTCAAAGACGGACCACCTGACGTGTACGGTCGAAGTTCGTACTTACGGATAGGAACAAACTCAAGAGAAGGACCAACCTGCTTACCCGCCACTCGAAGAACGTGACGTGCGTTTGTGTTAGTCAAAGTAAAGTTTACTTTAGTTGGGTCAGCCGTAAGGAACTCGTCAGTAATAGCAAACAAGTCGGGGTAGACAGCACTTATGCTGTCGTTCACGGCCTGACGAACACTGAACCTAGGAAACTGAGGGGAGGAAACCACTCGCGTACCAGCAGAGTGCGTGGCAGCGTCAGTGCAACGAAAACCACGACCGTATGGAGGGATAGTCATAGCCTGCGAAGCGCGGTCAACATTGTCTACCTGGATAATTTCGTAGCCAATCTCAACAACACCACGAGAAATACCTGATGCGTCGTTAATCGAAGCCGTCAAGTCAGTAGTGTTTAAACCGCCCAGAAGATACGTGGACTGATCCTGCTGGTTAGTGAAGCCAGACAAGTACAAGAGAGTGGAATCAACCACGTTACCCAGGGTAGTGCTCATGCTCCAGCCGCCTTAATCGCCGCCATCGACGCTTCGTGGGTGCTCTTCGCTGGCTGCAATCCCATGCTCTTAGCGCGAGCGTAACTCTTTAAATCCCGGTTAACCGTTGCAGCCCAATTACCCGCGTAACGGAAGTTAGCGTTACGGGCGCAAGCCCCCCACGACCCACAATCCTGGGTAGGGCAACCAGTCCTGCATTTACTCATTGTCTAAACGTCCTCAATGTAGGCACTAAATCCTGCAGAAGTAATTTCTGTTACCTGCGCATCCGTCAACTCGTGACGATGACCACCCAGGTAATAAGAGTCCGCGAGTCGAAGTCGCTCAGCAGACGGGAATGAAACCAGTGACCCAGAGCCACTTTCGATTAATAGAGTCTTAGGAGTTTCGGTAGTAACGAACACACCAAATAAAGCGTCAGTCGCGTACTTTTCAGTAATTTTGGGAGTGCTAAGAATCTTCACTAAATCTCCATAACGCAGGAGGGGCCGACCAGAGCCGACCCCTCCTGTGTGTTATACTTAGGGTTTAGGTTGGGTTGACACCAATCGTTGAACCCGAAGTGATCTTGCGCATCGCTTCTGTGCGATACAATGCCCAGCCGCAAACTGAATACCAGCCTACCGGACGGAAACGAGAAAGTCGATCCACAACCGGACCGAGTTTCACGGACGGCTCAACGGCGCACGCCTCAGCGAGAGCCTGCTGGCCCACGATGAACGTGCTGTACTCGTCTTCGCCGCCGGTAGCAGTAGCAGTTGCTACAGGAGCGCGGGATGTTTCGATGACGTAGGTGCCACCGTAAACGCCCGTGGTCTGGTCAAGGATGGCCCCGACGTTAGGCTCCGTGTGCTTGCGAATGTCCTCAAAGGACAACGCGCCGGTTTCGCTGCGAAGATCAAACGCAACGTCCGGGTGCATGTAAGCCGCGTAGAGTTGGCCTTGGCGCGGAACCACATTGTCGCCACGCAACTTAGCAACTGCCTTACGGATGTTGGTGCCACCAAAAGTTGCACCGTCAAGGTCTTCGGTCTGTCCGGCAGATGCGCCGTTCAGAACCGCAGACACAACCGAGTCAAGGCTGTCGATCATGTTGAACGCGATGATGTTCCCGATTGCCGGGTCCACGTCTGCAAATGCAGTCTCCTGCACGTACCGGGTGTTAACGACAACGTTGCCGTACTCTTTGAGCACAACACTCACCTGGTCAACGTCATCCAGAGCAGCCGCGTCAAGGTCAGTCACCTCAGCAAGAGGAGTCGTGGCCTTAGCGAGGTCGTTGTACAGCGAAAACGTCACAGCGTAACCAGGCATAGCCTGCTGTACCGGACGCTTATCCGCTAGGTCCCGGAATACAACCTGGGACCTCAACTGGAAATCAACCATCTTGTCATATGCACGCGCAACCAAGTCGTCAAAGCCTGTGCCCGTTCCACCTGCTGCGAGTGTGCTACTAACCGTCGGCGGCGTCTTGATGGACGCACCGGAGTTAGTTGCGGAGTCGATAAAATTATCAGCCATTTTTGCGATTCACCCCCTTAAAGGGTTTAGTAGTGATTGGTTTATTTAACCGGACCATTCGGATTGCCGAACAGTACCTCGTTTAGTTCCTCTTGAGAACCAGCCGCTTCTATGCGGCTCATAATGTCTCCCGCGCTAGCGGCAGGAGTATGTGAGGTCATGTCAGCCATTCGACTGGCGGCCTGGACTTCCTCAGAAGATTCCTGAGGACTGCCCGCACTAATTCCAAGAATGTCAGCGTTTTCATTAATCCACGCATTAACATCCTCAGTAGTTACTACCTCGTTAGGCATGAACTTCGACATGCGAGCATCCAAGCCGTTCGCGGTCAATGTGCCCTCAATGACACTATTCCGATTAGCGGTTGAAAATTCTTCAACCTGCTTGCGAAGTTGCTCAATCTCTTTTTGCTTAGCCTTGTAAGCCTTGCGCAATTGTCGAACAACATCTGTACCTAGATCGTCACCCAGGTTGTCAATATCGAACTCGTCATTTTCTGACACGGTGTTTCTCCCTATCTCTTCTATATGAATCGCCAGCCACAACAAGCACTTGGGGGAGTGCCGTTGGCTCTGACTACCGGGCTGATACTCGCTAGGGGCCGGTGGGTCCTAGTCGGTGTGGACGAGGTGGGAGTCGAACCCACGTACCCTCGTGGGGTTTTAAATCAGGGTCTATCCAATTCTCGCCCTAGCGGTTAATAACCACTGGTGCGGCTTAAGGTGCTAGAGGTTACCCCCGACCTTCCGCCGAAACGTGCTCGCTCGCGGGACCTTAATCCCCGAACCTTTTTTGAAGCGGACTGGTCTAGGTTCGCGCTAGCCAGCAAAGCCTCACTGTCAGTTAGTTCACTGCCTTCGATATCTGCGAGGCGAGAAACCTCGTCCCGCAGTTCTACCGCGCCATCAATAGTTTGTTGATACTGACCGGGGAGCAAGTCACCCGCACCTGCAATATCAGCCATGCGACTAGCGGTAGTCTCGTTAATGTTTAATTCTTGTCGTGCAGCCTGAGCACCTATCAACGCAGTGTTAGCAATCTCATTAACCCTAGCCATAGTGCGATCAGGGTCAAGAACGTACTCTGTCAACGTTGTCGTGTCAATACCGTAGTAATCACGTAGAGCAGCGGCCTCAAGGTTATCCGGGCTGGAAACTAAGCGAGCGGCATCACCGATGCGAGCCTTAACCTCGTTTACGCTAACACTGTAGTCAGCAACCAGTTCAGCGATAGAATCAAACTGTACTTGCGTACCATCCGTGCCTAAAAAGTCGCGCATCCCTGCTTCACGAAACACCTGCCGGTAATCCCGCTCAAGATTTAAATATTCGGTTTCGTTGCGAATATCCGTTACTCCTTGTTCACGCAAACGAATAAAACCAACAAAGCGTTTCTTGTACGGCTCAAGGGTACGCACCTCAGCAGTCAACACTTCAGGCTGGTTACCGTAGTCCCGAACCAGTCGGTCAATCTCCCCGATCAAATCCTCCATGCCACCCCAGGACGAAAACATGTCCTGCAAAAAAGCCCTAGCAGCCTTGTTTTTACGTACTGTATCTGGGTCAGGACCCGTAGGAGCGGCTGCTGTAGTAGTCTGGTTACCACCACCACCTCCACCACGGACCGTCAAAGCAGCAGCAAGGTCCGCAGTTAAACGATTGACAATTCCTTGAGCCTGAGCCGCTGCTGGGTGGTTAACGTCCACCATCCGCTGGTGACGAGCGATGGACCCTTGTAGGTTCCTGATGTACTGTTCATGTGCTGCACTCATTATGCGTATCCAAACAGTTTAGCGATAGTATTAGCAGCGGAAACGTAGGTTTCCCGACCATCAGGACTGTACTGCCACTCATCCAACTGGCGTATCTCCTTCTCCGCTTCATGAAGAGTGCGAGCACGGAACGTGCCGTCCGCGTTCTGCACCGACATGATACGCTGCATAGTAGGATCGTCTACGCTCATGTCCGGTTTGCCCAGCATCTTTTCGGTCAAGCCACGATACGGGTCCGCCAGGGTGTTAATGTCCTTACCGTTGCCGATAGGGTCAGACCACCCGGGGTACTTACCCGCCATGTACATGTTACGAATCTCTTGTTTCACTTGATCCATTTGCTTCTCACCAGCAGTAAGTGCGTAAACGTACTGGTCAATGGCGGTCTGCGACATATTAATGCCGTTTAGGTTAGACCAGTCCTTTAACTGGGTGGCAAACTTACCCAGGTCGCCGCCCACGTTACCTTCACCCAGTACCAACTCAGCCAAAGGAAGCAGATGCTCACGCACCTCAGTTGCTTCCCAGTCCTCAAGGAACGCTTGACGTGACATGTCAGCAATTTGTTCCTGCGACAAAGTGAAGCCCATGCGAGTGGCTTCGTACTCCAACATGCTGCGCGTAGTATCGACACCAGCAATAAAGGTGCCTTCGGTCCTAACGTCAGCCTCAAGCATCAGGCGAGTACGGTACTTAGCATCCAGTCCCGTCCAGTACGGGTCAGTATCCATGATCTGCTTTAGAGTATCATTATACTCGTCAATGCTCTCAAACGTGTCTTCGTTTTTCTTATTTAAACGATTACGAACACTTTGAAGTTTTGCAGCAAAAACAGGGTCCTCCGCCGCCAACCGGCCAAGTTGCTTCGCCCAAATAGCCTTGTACTCTTTGCGTTCCTCTTTAGTCATCATAGTGCGCCAGCCTCCCTAGCGGCACTTAAGGACTCCCTGTTGATATCGCGCATCCTATCAATCATTCCTGCGCCACCCTGGTAAGCAGCGAAGTCGGGTGTCTCCATTAAAAGTTCTTCAAGAATTTCTTGACGCTCAGCGTTCGTGACACCCTGCTGCGTAACGCTGCCGCCTGGTGATGTAGTTGTAACCGTAGGACTCTTTCCTTCTTCTTTGCGGAAGTCTGAGTAAATCTTCTTGAACTCTTTATCGGTTACGTTGCGACCGATAAGGTTATCAGCGAGAGTGTTAGCCAGAACGCGCACATCCGCCTGATTCGCGTAAAGAGCCTGAGCAGTAGTCCCGTACTTGCTACGACTACCGCTACCCCCGCTATCGCCACCTTCATCGAAAGTTCCACGAGCAAGCAGCATCAATGCTGGGACACCGGCACGCTGAGCGGTCTTAAGCAAGTCAGTCCAAGCGGTCATTACGCCACCATCGGTACCCAGTTCACTATTAGTGTAGCGACGAAGATCGGTCAGGAAATCCTCATACAACTTAATGTCCTCAGCAGTAGCAAGGGGACTTGTAGCGTTACCCCGCAACAAACTAGCGTAACCTACCGCCTCGTTAAAAGGAATCTGGTTCCCGATGAAACCGCCCTCGTAACCGTACCGCATGCCGGACTCTAAACGGTCAGCCGCTCCCTTGCTTTGAAGCCCACCCTTTAAAAGAACCGGGGTCGTGTTTGTGCCTGGGCTAACCTTATTACCCGGCTTAGCCGCGTCCCCACTTTCCTCTACCTGAGGTAAAGGACTGCGAGGCTCGTCTGGTGCATTTGCTGGGTCTGAATTTGGGGTACCTTTTTCAGCGGGTTGAACCATTACTCTTCCTCCGCGCCTTCGTCTGCTGGGTTCCAACGTGTCTGATAGTACCTGTCCCAAATGCCGTTAATCTCAGGGAAGTACCACCTGTAAGTTTCATCGTAAATCTCGCGTACCTGAGAACGGAAGTCCGCCTTCTGGTCGCTGTCAAGCCCATTGTAGGTTGACCATGTTTGCTTCTCCCACTCAGCAAATTGGATAAACCTATCCCACAACTGGGTACCCTTACGCTTCTCCATAAACTTCTCGTCTTTAGAAGCCTTAAGGATTATGCTAGTTACCGTACCTGCGCTACGTATGGAACGATTAGCCTTTGAGGTCTGCCACGGTCCGTTATCTGCCAGTGGTCCGTCGTTCTCCCACCAGTTCCTAAACGCTACCTGCTGCTCTTTAATCTGCTGACGGTAACCGTCTTTACCCTCTTGAGTACCGGCCTCGTCACGAAGTTCCCGCAGACGCTCAATGTTTGCGTCTAGTTCGATCTTGATTTTGTTGTAAACGTCCCACCCGCGAGACACCTCAACTTGCGCCTCAAACTCAGCAGTCGTCAGTAGGTTCTTCACGTTCTCATCATCGCCAGGAAGAGGCTCGTTCTTTAGGTAGTTGTTTACCGCCTGGTCGTACTCGCCTGCAGTTCCAAAAGTCAACACGGTAATCATGTCGAACAATTCGTCCTTACGCAGGTCTTTAA